CTTGTTATGACGCGAGTTCATACTACATGCTAACCTTCACATTGGAAGGCTGTAGGAACTGATGACGAAACAAGGCTCTGCCATACCCGAACACAAAGCAAACCGTTACTCCAAAGTTGTCTTTTCGCGGCGTGAACAGCCAAAGAATATAATATTCAATAAGACGCGAGTTCATACTTAATAAAATAAGGAACTGATGACGTAAAGAAGCTATATATTCATATGCCCGAAAACGCTCTTCATTTAAGTTACTTCGACAACTTCGCAAGCAATGTGGGATTCTTCTGCCACATAATCAGCATCATAATCACCTTCATTAATATTGATATCCTCCACATCAACAACACCCTCAAAAAGAGGAGTAAAACGAAAGCGAAAACTAATGCTCTTCATGTTTTCCGGTACTCGAGCTCGAGCCCACCAGTTTATAACTTTCTGTGTATTAGGCTCAGAGATAGGAAATTCTTCCATATCAATAGACCCTTGTGCACCAAAAGACATAAACCAGAGAAGCTCAGTAGCAAATAAATCACTGCCATATTCAGAAGTACCAAAAACCTCTTGGGCTTGAGAAACTGCATGGTCGTAAAGACCTAGCAGAGTTCCAAGCTTACGAGGAGCAAAAGAAGGAGGTTGTAAAATCCCTTTACGGATAGCAACAGCCATCCGCCTATCCATAGACGAAGGAAAGAATAAATTAGTACACGGTAGGCCTAACCCGCCGTACGACTTAGGGAGGAACCAAGGAACATACTGAGGAAATTTATGCCTATTCTCAGCTAAAAAACTGCGAATAAGTAAATTCTTCTCACATATGGACCAAGGCTCAACCAATTTCGTACAACAGGCACCTAAATCACATGCACCTCTTTCTTCACCATCATCTACTACACCCACCTCATTACCTGACTTCTTAAGTCCAAATAACAAAGCAAGATTCAAAGTTGGAATTTCATTAAACAACTTATTATCAAATAGAACCGAAAAATCGGCGCTATGGGTATAAAAGGTAGAGTTCATACATAAGAACTTGTCAGAAATATAAGTCTTTCCAACAGAAGAAGTCAAACCACCAAGCTTAGTTTGCTCCAACCACCTTAGATAGGAGGATTCACTTGAACGAAATACAATATCATCACCATTTATCAGCATAGGACAATCTCTCAAACGTAAATGAGGGAAAGCCGCATACCGACTCAATGCCGCATTAATTAAACATAAAATAGGAAAGCTCACGGGAGAACCCATAAGCTGTCCCCATCTTTGGCGGAAATAGCGATAAGGAAGATCATCATCTTCCCTATAAGCTATTGTATGATTTGTCAAGGCATCAAGAAAGATCCGACGAAGATCTGGATCCAAACACCAAATTTTGCAAATCTCATCAACACATGCCTCTGATAACCTAGGATCAATATTATCTGTAGCAGCCTTGTAGTCTCCGGAAATATAATATTCCTGACTACCAAGATTGCCAATACGTTTAGACAATATATCAGCAGATATAGGGCGATCCACAAGAAAAGTAGGATGTAAGCTTAAAGTCTTCCACATCAACTTCTGTATACCCTTTAAAAGAGTATATCGAAGTGGTGGACCCTTTGAGATTACACGCACCTTTAATGGTTCAGCCAAACCTACTGGTTCAACTTGGTTATCTTCGTTCAAGGCCATCTCTTTCAGAATTTTAAAAGTAAAACTCCGAAGTTCCTTCAAACCCTCAATATATACTTGAGGAAGAGATGGTTCACAACACTCATCGGACCATGTCACGACAACTACCTTCAACTTCAATGCCTTATGTAAAATACACTTAGATGCATTAAGCATGTGAGCCTTTTCTTCAATTGAAACAGGTCGTTCGACCTGCCCCTCTTGAAGAATCCCTGGAAGTAAAAGACACTGTTGGAGAGCCCTTAAAGCTCCCCCACAAGATCTCTTATAACCAAAAGTATGAGCCTTGATTGACGGCCAGAACAGGCGTAAAGCCTGGTCAGCCACATCATCCGGATCATACATAGGTCTCACAATCTCAACACCACCATAATCATTCACACAATGCACATCATTAACGGTATTGCCACTGCGTCTAGTGACACTCTTACCAAACACCTCTCTAACTGTTCTACGAACCTCCTGCTCTAAAGGAATAACATACATCCAATCATCATCGGACGCTTTAGAAGCGGAAAGGATCTGAACAGTATCCCAGACACTACTCATAACAAGATTACTCGTAGGTCTAGGTAGACCTTTCTTACTATTAAGAATAGAAGAGAAAAAAGAAAGCCTCCTTTCGTAATCCTTATGCCGCTTCATATAGCATTGAAAGCTATAGAAGGCGCCACCAAAGAGTACGTGAGGTTTTTCATTTTCAATTCCCTCAATAGTAGGACGGTCAGGGAGAGGCTGGTCCATTCCCCACGAAAAGATAGATGCAACTTTCCACTTAAGATAAGATGTGAGCTTACCTTTTTCATACAGCTCACTTAAGTGGTCCATCTGTCTTATCGCTGCCGTATATAATGCATCGGACTTACATCCGAAAAATTTGAACAAATGCCAAAATGCTTTATATACAGACATCGCTTGCAACCTAGCAGAGGTAAAACTGCAAGGCTGGGAGAAACCCCCTGCCAACTGGGCCCCAAAAAGATGATAAGGATACTTATGAATATTCTTAAGCACATCTTCTTGGGTAGTTCCGGAATTCATTCTAAA